TGGTCGGTGGTACCGCCAGTGGTGGTGTCGGCTCCGAGGATGCCCGCTGCTGCGTACTTTTGAATATAAATAAAAATCCCCTTTGTTCTCACATTGAGGGTTGCTGTTTGACCGTCAGTAATTTCAATAAAATTTCCATTTGTAAGGGGCTGCAAGGTTACGCTAGAAGCAGGTTCATCAACTGCACCATCTCCGTCGTAATCAACACCACGCACACGACCATGCTTGTCCAAAGAGTTTACAATCTGACCTTCAGCAGCCAAACACACCCTTAAGCGAACATCGTCGGCAGCGTCGTTGGTCTGAGTATCTTCTAGTTGGACAGAAATAGTTCTTGTTGTCGAGGGGAATTCAACAAAAAGAAGTTCGCCACCAAGGTGAGGGTCAGTTCCGCACTGCCAGTTTTTACCTCTACCATCATTTACGGTAATGTCTCCGTCAACGGCAGTAGTTGAAAAACTAATTGCACCTTGTTGTGCGCCGTTTGTAATAACCGAACAGGTCAATCCATCAGCACGGGTTGGTCCAAGACCACCACCCACATCAGCACGTCCGTCGATTCGTGTAATTCTTCTAATGTAAGGGACGCCTGTCGCTAAGTTTGTTGCGCCGACGCCGCCTGTAATATATGCTCTAGCCATTGTAAAATTCCCCTTGGTATGATAGCTTAATTAGTTTGCTTTCCCTGAAATGTCTTTTCTTTTGAAGCTTGTCTTTGTTTTTGAACAGCAGCCCGTTTCTTGTTTTGTTTGCGGATTCTCTCCCGTCTATTTTTAAGTCTGCGCTCTTTTCTGCGTTCTTCCGCTTTTCTTCTGCGCTCAGCCTGCTCTTGCTTATATTGTTTTTTGTGACCCTTCTTGGAAATGTTTCTACACTCCGGGGTTCCATGGACTGGGTGACGAATAATGTCCATCACGCCTTTCTTGCGCCAGTCTCGCACAGCACGACGGATGAAAGCCTGCTGACTTTCACCCTTTCTAATTTTTACAGATGAATTAACAGCCATTACTTACCTCCAGCCAATTTTTTCCAAGTCGCACCCATAGACTCGGCAAGCGCATCAATGTTTATGCCGGGGTCGTCAGGAGCGATACCTGACATTGGACTGCCAGTTGGGGCTGGCTTTCCGGGTGAGCCGCCAGAGCGAAGCGGGGTGGTGCCTTCAAAAATGTCAACACCATTGTAAGAACTTTTGCCAATGGATTCTAAAACTTTTTTCTTTTGTTCTTCCAAAGCACGCTGTGCTCGTTCGGCTGCTTGCCTCTTGTCATCGTCCTCAGCCACTTGCTGTGGGCGAGGAGCAGGAGCGGACTCACGAATTACAGATGCGCCTTGCACTCCCTGCAAAACCTCTGTTACAACTGCCGCAAGGATGCCGTTCTCAAATAAAGCTTCGTTAATGCATTCTTTGACAATTGGTTTCAGTAATTCTCTTAGCTCTGATTTCTTCATCTTAACCTTCTACGATATCATTAAGCAGGCGATTGATGCGGTCTGCCTTAGTGAAAATATTGGGCTCTTTGCCTTCCTTCATCATGAAGGCACCAGTAGTTGAAGGCTCGGACACAAAGTCAAAGCAAATCAACTGAAAGTCGTCCTCGACAACAGTCGAGCCCATCTCCTCATGCACAGAGCCAAGCCCACGAGATGAGATGCCCAGCTTAACGCCACTGTGAACCAGTGACTTTAAGATGTTGCCAGATGGGGTGTCAAGAATTTTGACCTTTCCCATCACGTCGTTTCCGTTCCACCAAACTTTAGTGACCATATGCGAAGCGTTCTTTAGATTAATAACTGAGTCTTCGGGGTGGTCTAACTCTCCAAGAGCACGACGCTCTTCGACAAGCTTGGCATAATTTTTTAATTCTCTTTCGAGTACAGGACGAGGATAAACACGACCATTACCGTTTTGTGCATCGGCTCGTTGCATTACACCACTAAGGTACATTGCACCGTTGGCAACCTCAGCCTTCTCAGCTTCAGTGAGCAGGTCTTGGCAAACACCGCCTTCACACAATTCATAATACTCTGTCAATAAAACTTTACTCATCTTGCTTCGCCCTCTTTTTAAGAAACTCTCGCACCTTTGGGGCACGAGTCATATCCCTAAGTAGATTCTTTCTTACCCAAAGAACTTTTATAGGAGATTCATATTTGTTGGCTGTGTCTGCACTAACATACACCGCCCCCCAATCGTTACTCCCTGTCCATCTAATCGGCTCAACCTTCAAAGATTCCTGTGTGAGAAACACACGCTTCTCATCAGGATACCAATAGTTGTAATAACCAATAGCAGATGGCTTAACTTCCGTGCCCTTGGGCAAACGGTACTCTTTTCCTTCTTTTATTAATGTCATAATTCAACCATTACTGCGGGCGCTACCCGCCCGAGTCAGCTTCCCTTGCAACAACGACGAACAGGCTGAAGCATCCACTTAGCCGTCATAGCGTCAAGAAAATCACTCATCACATTTTCAATCGCTTCCATCATTTTCGCACCCTCCTAAAATTTTGTGCTCAATTTTTAATCCACAATCCCCAAACACCATGCTTAGGGCGTATGAAGTGCCTGAGCTAACACACCCAAGCAAGAACCCTGTTACGGGGTCCAGTCCATAATTAAATAGTTCCGTTAACGGATTTGTTGCCCACAAAAACACACCAGTCCAGAAGCCCAAGCACATTGGGCAATGAAATAATTCACCTAACTTTCCCTTTGTGGGGCGTATGCGGTCGAAGATTGTCCCGTAAACCAATATTTGCGTCATGCCATATGCGGCTAGGGTAAAATAAACAAAGTCTATCAATCTTCCTCCCTTGTCTGACTTTCGTAGACTCGATAATACGATTTAATTGCAGGGAATACCACGCCCGCACCCTTATCTGCTTCGTGTGGCACTTCGCCAAGTTCTGTTGAATCTCGCTCGTCTGGTTCAAGTGTGCGTGACTGAAGCTCTGATTCAAGAGCAGCGTCGTGCATGTAATAGGGCTTCTCTTCTTGCAAAAACTTTCCAATAGAAAAGACAACAACCTCTACCGCATTTCTGCCATCAGCAGCATCAGGAAACTTAGCTTGCATTGAGCCATAAACATTCCCGCCATGCACACTGTCCTCAGAGATGACACCCTTGCCTCTCAAAAAATGAAAGAGCCTGTCCTGTGCTGCATACACCTCATCATTGTGCTCATCCTTTGGGAGTGCCAGAATTTTTTTTGTTTCTGGCATAATAACAATGTCCATATCATGATGGTCATAGATGGCTACGTTGCCATCCAAAGTGGTTCGCACCTGAAGCTCCATAGTGGGAGCAGGTGGCTCGGGTGGTGTAGCTGGTGCTTCTCTTTGCTGCGTTGCAGAATCACCGACTAAAACTTTAATTGGTTCAGCCATTGCTTGTCTCCCTTACCAACTCCTGAATCTTCATCAGCTTTTTAATAATGCTGTCGTTCAACGGGGTGCTGTGGAGACTGTCGAGAAAACCGATAACCTCGTTTGTTTTGCTTGTCATCCCCTCATCAGACTTAATCTCTGCCAAACTAAGAGAGCTTTGAACCTCGGTTCGGAGGCGTCCGATTTCTTCATTCAAATAGGTCTTAAGGCTAACGCCATTGTCCGAAACCGAGAACACATATCGGGTCAGCACCTCCTGCTGTTCCTCGTGCAACTTGCCAGAATATTGAGTGTTGAAGTTTTTGGCGAATGTTTTATAAACTAAATTATCTACATGTTCCATACTCTTCTCTGGCTCAATCTTCTTTAGCATAAACTCTAAAATTCGGTCCTCCAGCAACACTCGCTCTGGAGCGGAAGAGGTATCAGAAAACAGTTGAGCAATCGTAGCCAGATTTTTATAATCTGGCACAAAGTTTGCGAACACATCCACACCAAGTGCAGTATTAATCTTTTTAATCAGCCTGCTTTGCTCTGTGAAAAGTTGTTTCGAGGAAATCCTTTCCCTGTCCCTTCTCACCTCGTGCAGAAGACGCACGGCATGATTCTGGTCGTCACACTTCGTTTCGTTTAGCGCACGATAAAGCGAAAGGTCAGCGTACAGCGACGTTCCCCTTTTAAAGTGTTCTTTAATAACTTGTGCAACAGTTGTCTGCTTCGCACTGTCCTTCTCAATGACAGACTTTGCCATTTCCTTGACAAGAGCTTCAAAGAGAAACGCAGTGTTCCGCTTTTTGTTGTGGCGATATCTAATTTTTCGCTGTTTTGTTTTTTCGGTCATCTTCTTTATTCTCCAATTCATTAATCAGATTCTGAACTTCCGATGAGGAAAGTTCCCGATTAACTTCTAAAAGAAGTTTTTCGTGATTGTCTCCATAAGTAGTACTCTGCTCTTCAGAAATTCCCTTTGATAAAGATATGAAGTCAGATAATCCTTTGAAGGTGTTTCTGTGTGTATTGCTTGCTGTTTCCTGCGACCACTTAGATTTAATTGAGCGTTTTCTTGCACCCATATCTCTCGTGTCTGTCACCTTGGGCGTATACTCGTGCCCCTTAGCTCCGGGTGTAAGATAAGCCTCTCGCTTACCGGGAGCAGCAAGAAGTGTTCCCTCTTCTTCGTCGCCGCCTTCATCACCCTCGTCTTCTCCACCAAGCCCACCAAGGTCGCCGCCTGCGTCATCGCCGCCCATGTCTCCGAAGCCGCCGTCATCGCCAGCGCCCTCTTCTCCTTCAGCGGCATCTTCTTCAGCAGCAGCTTCAATTGCTGCCTCCAGCTTTTTGTCGAAGAACATCTCTCGTTGAATGCGAACCACTTCGTCCTCAGCCATGCCAAAGATATTTTTATAAATCCACTGCTTAGAAAAGTAGCCCTCAGTGGCTGCACCTGCAATGTCAAACTTTGTGCGAAGATGCTCAAGCTCTTGCATCGCAGCAATCTGAGATGGGTTGTTCAAGCTAATTTTAAAGTTCACCAAGTCTTCACCACGGTAACCGAGCGTGTAAAGATGAACAATTCCAACTTTCTCAAGCTCTGCAACAATAGAGCGTTGCAACCTCTGGATGGTTCTGGCAAAGCGAATATCTTTTTGTGCCAGCGTTGCCTTGTCTTCGTCTGCACCTTCGCCACGAGACAAATACGACTGGGGGATTTTCAAAGCCGAGAACAGCTTGTCTCTCAAATATTTAACATCGTCAATATCACCAGTGTAGCTCCCGCCCGGAAGCGACTCAACCTTGCTGTATTCGCCAGCACGAGTTGGAATAAAATAATCCTCATCAATGCTCAGAGGGTTGTAGCGCAAATCAACACGACCAGTGGTTGAATCGACAACCTGATTGCGCTTCATCTGGGTCATTACCTTCTGCATGTATTGTTCAACATCTTGTGGTGCAATGTTCCCAACATCAACATAAAACACACGACGCTCAGGAGCACGGGTGATTCGATAGCTCATCATTGCATCTTCTAGGAGATGTAGCTGTCGCCAAATACGACGGGCTGGTTCAAGAATTGATGTTCCGTATGGTGCATACTTATCGTTACCCAAAATACGAAAGTGTGCCACCTGCCAATTTTCAAATGTTAATCCTGCTGAGTTCCATTGATATTGGATATAGTTTGGGTTGGTAGGGTCTTCGCCCTCCATTCTTTCTACTTCGGAAGTAGGCATAGGGACAAACGATTTAATGCCAGACTTCTCACAAATATCCAAATATACGAAATAATCGCCGTACTTGCACATAGTACGACACCAGCCATAAAGATTAAATTCTACATTGAGAACACTCTTGTACAGTGTAGTTAGCGTCGATTTGATTTCTTCGTTAGGACAATCAATGTTGAGCATAGGGTTTAGCTCATTGTGAAATGTCATCTCGTCTGCATAGATATCCAGTGCCGAGGCAATAATGGGTTCGAACTCCATCTGGTCAAAGTCAACATAACGCTCGTTGCGTAGTTGATTTTGCATTGCCGCACCGGACAGAAACTCATATGGGTTGCGACTAGACTTTTGAAACTGCTTGCCGCTCGCAGAGGTAAAACGAGTAGCATAATTATCCAATGCTTTGCGACGGCGCTTTCTGACATTCTGTTGACGATGGTTAACAATTGGACCGGAGAATAAACGAGTTAGCTGCTTAAAGAGTCTTGACTCCTCGTTCTTTACATTTTGATTATTGTCGTCTGCCATTTATTCTACCCCTTAAATAAGCCCGGAAAGTTTTTAACTGCTTCTTGGACTAGCTCTTTTTGAGCATCGTATTTGCTACCCCCGTATTGTACCATGCCGGGAATACTCGTGTTAAGTGTTTTTCTACTTGTTGTCATCGCACCCAAAAAAGCCTTCTTGTATTCTGTGTTACGCTGGTTTGAAACAAGTGCGGTGTCCCTAACCCAACACGCAATTGCCATGGACATAACTAGGTCATCGTTGTAACCTCGCATTGCCTCGGGCTTACCATTGTTCCATACAAACGTCTTCAACTCATTTAAGAGACGTGAAGAATATATTGTAATTAGTTGGTTACGAATAAACTCTTCCAATTTGGCGACAATAAGAGGTCTGGTTTTCATGGATGTGGTAAAACCCGGAACAACCCCAGTGCGCCCTTGAGCCGCATATGACTCGACATGTTCGTGTGTAGATTTTGTTGAGTAATAAACATTTGGATATCCAAAGTCCTCAAGCTTGGTCAACACAGAATAACCAACATTATTATTTTCGACCACCAAAAGACAACCGCCATATTGCTTCCCAACATCTGCCAAGAAGGTGGCAAACATATCAAGCTCCACCTTGCCCTGATACTCCGCAACTTGTTTCATGTTTGTAATATCAATTATATGGAAGGCTGAATAATCTTTTCCATCGCCTCGGGCAACGTCAGCAACGAGCAAGTAAGAATTCTCTGGGTTATATTCTTCCCAAATATAAAAGTTTCTGTCAAACCCTGCTCGCCACTTGGGGTCATGTACAGAGCCTTCAATTTTTTCAATGTCTTCTGAGTGGATGACTGTCTCACCAGACATATTGAAGTTGCATTCCAACTCCTGTGCAATCTGGCGGCGGGACATGTTGCGTGTTTCTTTTTCAAACCATGCCAAATCACGGTCAGGGTGAACATCCCAAGGCAATCTCGTTGGGTGGAAGTCGTTGGTGCCCTCATCTGCCGCAACATAGGTTTGATGAAACCAGTTTCCCACGCCGTTCGGTGTGGACAAGGCAATGCAACGACCACCAGTTGACAACGTAGGATAAAGACCAGTCCACAACTCTTCAAGCCCCTCGACGTGTGCAGCCTCATCAATAACCAGCAAAGAGAGTGCTTCTGAACGACCAGCATCT